ACAAATGATGATTCACCTACTCCCTTTCATCATCTTCTTTATGACTCTAATAATCCTCGTTTTTTCAATTGCTGGCGAATCGTACTTTTGTCATAGCCCAATATCTCCGCAATTTGAACGTATGTCAGGTCGTCTTTTTTCAATTCCATTACGTCTTGACATACTTTATCCCACTTCGCTTTTTTCTTATACTCTCGACTTTTTTCATCTGTAATCAAGCTTGTGCCTAATTGTTGAATTTCTTGCCCAATTTTACATGTTTCTGTGCAGTATGGATGTGCTTTTCCCATGTGATACTCACAATTATGACAATGACTATCCTGTAAATTTAAAATGCGAACCCTTGTTTCTCTCGCGGCCATACCCCATTCCCCCTCGGTCTTTTCGTTTTCTTTATTATACCGAGGTTGTTTGTGATGGACACGTTCGGAAAGATCCGAAGTCCACATCGCCCGCTAAATCGTCTGAAATCCTTTTTAATCACTTATCTCTTTCCAGATACCTATGGTATTCAGAAAGAATTTAAACTTCAATTTGCTAGGTTTCTGTGAGCCTTTTTCCGTTTAAAAGCTTACGTGCATGATGCATCTAACCGTCTATGATGCTTTCATTGTTTATCTCCCCCGTATAAAATTCTAAATTTGATTTATACTATCCATAGGCTGATAAATAGCTGAAACCTGATTTAATTGGTTCCTTCCTTAAACGGAGCAGTTAGCTTATGCTAGCTGTTTTGTTTTTTTGTATAAATAATTGAAACCTACACATACTATAAACACACTTGATTTCAAAACTCTTCTATTCCCCATTGGAACTCTGTCACAGGAGTTCCCTTTTTTATGCCCTATTTTAGGGGAGAAAATGACTTTCTACTCATTCCATGACCTTTGGTATTCAAAAGCAATTAGAACAAAAGTTTCTCCCTGTAGTTAGGACGTTTTTCGCATACGTTCGGCAATTCTTTGACGTTGTTCCTCTGTAAGTACCCGTTCTTTTCGTAATGTCACGTTTTTCTCACTTAAAATACACTGGATTGCTATCGGTGTTCCTTTCTCATCTTTATCCATTACTTTTATTTCTTTACCCAGCTCCATCAACTTGCGAATATGTTTCGGAACTGCGGTATATACTTTCCAGTTTCGATCCTCATTATCAAATACAAGTACTGTTTCTTGTTCTGATTTTGAATACGCCATTGTTTATTTTCCACCCTTCACTCTACTAATTCATTTAATAATTTCATAAACTCCGTTTTCCATTGCTTCCATTCTTCTCATCCCCTTTTATCAATTCAAATAATTCTTTTTCATCCATTTCATAAAGCTGACGTCCTGTTTTTTCTTCTTTGTAAATCCCTTTATGTATCAAGACATCGATGTAAATTTGTTTCCTGTCCATTACTCCTCCTTGCTTAGAAAATACCCTTTCTTAGATAATGCTTTACTTGATAATAAAAATGATGATATATCCAATTGCCACTGAACTTTTTATCTAAATACACAATTTCGAAGTTATACTTCGCTTTAAATGTATTGAGCCTGCCAAGTAACGCTAATGGGTTGTATTTTGAACGATACTTACCTTGCAGCATCTTTTCGTATCCATGTAGGTCCTCCACAATTAAAGTGAATGGAATGTCTTTCGAACGAATCAATTCATTTTCAAACGCTGTTTGCGTATCCTTTTGTAAGTTCCCTGTGATCTCATCCATGTGGGCTTTTCGTTCTACTCGGCTATCTAAATAGATATCACGCGGTATTCCAAGTTCCTCATTTTTAGGAATCATGCAGCCATAATCACCAGTATCTAATTTTTGATTTTTAATTGGGATGCCCTTTTGATGTAAGTAATCACGAATATGATTATTTGCATTTTCACGAGTATCGATAACAATTGTGAGTGTTTTAAGAATTTTATTTATTTCTGCATCTGTATAACGATAACTGATCACTCTCCTACTCCTCTCCTCGCATATGTAACCGCACGTTCATATATTTTTCTTGCCATTGTATTCGATTCATCATTTTCAAATTGGCGATAGTCTTCATACATATCTTTCCATCCGTTCTTAGCAAGTACAATTGTCCAATCATAGAACATTTGTAATGACTCTTCATCGGCAAGTAGCCAATCATATAATTTCTGATTCTGTTGCCATCCACAGAACTGATGAAGTATCTTCATAATTGTTAGCTTCTCTGCGCTTGCATCCTTCCAAGATTGAAACCAATCATCAATAGCTTGATAATTTTGTTCCGCAGCTTGCATCACTTCCGCTGGAATTAAATTCTGCCTTTTTATCGCAATTCGACCGTCACTTTCATCAAGATAGATATTTGCGCCTGATTTCCAAATTGCACTTATGATTTCTAAAACTTTCAAATCTATCACCTCAATTACTAAAGCGGTATTAAAAACCACTAAAAAGCGCCTCCAACAACTCAAAGTTATTTAAAATAACTCCCTTGAGTCCTACAGCCCCAAGGGTTTGAGGAGAAATCATTATTTTGGTTATCGGCCCGCTATAAAAGCGCCCCTAATATATATATTTATATTTTTTATTTTTTTATTTAATATAAAATATAATAACTAAAATAATTAAATATATATAAAACAGAGGTTGAACCCTTGGTACGATTGATTTTCTGAAAAGTTATTAAAAGCTAAGACAAGTTATTTCAAGAGTGAAAATCGTTACTGAGTAAGCTTAAAATGGCTATTTTTCTCGTTTTTAATAACTCTTTTGTTAGCTGGCTTCCGTTTAAATAAGGTAATTCCTGTAAGAAATGTCTTATTACCCGTTCCTTTCGTTTTGCTAAATCCCTTCGTTTCTAACATACGATAGAATGATCGATTCCCTAACGCTCGCTCTCCTGACCGAAAACACCATGTTTCATACACGTTATACAGTTCCTTTGCTTCCATTTTAATTGCTTCATTTTTAGGTTCATCTATATAACATGCTTCACTCAGAAACGGACCTAAAATATCCATGTCCTCTTGATATCGTCCTGTTGCTTCCGCTACCGCTCTTGGATCTTTAAGCCCATCTTTTTGCCACTTCATGCACCCTTCAATCGCCCAATTCAGAATGCCTGGCATTTCTAACGATAATTTTTCAGGTAATCGTTTATCACGTTTATGTGCTGGTAGATTCAAGTTAAAAGGAATTAATTTAACGCGTCTCCAAATCCCTTCATCCAATCCGCCGATAATCGGTTTATGATTCGTTGTAAAGAATACTTTGAAGTCTGGAACGAATTCAAAATACTCTTTTCTCAAGAATCGTGCTAAAACAGGTTCTCCGCCCGTTATTTGCTTTACAAAAGAATCGGCAATCCTTTCCCCTTCCTCGCTCTCAATCGCGCTTACAAAGCGAGATCCGGCCAATCTTGCAATATCATTATTCGCACCTGTTTCTTTTTTCTTAATGAATGTATCTGACTTTGCTTGCTTCCCATACTCACCCATTAAGTCTTTGATGGTATTGATAAATGTGGATTTTCCATTTGAACCACCACCAACTAAGAACATCATGATTTGTTCTGAGATATCACCGGTTAAGCTATATCCTATTAATCGCTGCATGTATTCGAGTAATTCGGTATCTCCTAAAAAAATTTGGTCTAAGAAGGCAATCCATGTAGGACACTTCGCCTGTTCATCAAATGTAACGTTGGTGATTTTTGATAGATATAAATTACGATCATGTGGACAGATCTGACCTGTTCGTAAATCCACCACCCCATTTTCTACATTGAATAAAAATGGATGTCTATCAAACGTTTCACGCTCACCTGGAACTAACGGCATAAGATCCTTGATACTATTCATTCGAATATTTCTACGCTCACACATCCGCGCCCATTTCACTTCAGGTTCATCCTCTGACTTATAGAGACCGCGAAGTACTTTTGCTGTAATTCTTTCAATCTCTTTTCTCGTATCTATTCTCCATCGTTTTCCGTCCCATATTAGCCACCCCATCTCGTTTACATACTTGATAATATGGCCATATTCATAGGCAATACGTTCCGCATTTCCGAGTTCTGTTAACCGAAATTTCTTTTTTGGCTTGTCCTCCACAACTTCTGTGGTATTTCCCTCACGGAAATCAAACGAAAATTCTTCAAATTGATCTTGATTATTTAAAATAGTTGTAGGTGTGGAAGAAATCGCATTTGCAATCGTTCTTTCCCCATACGTTTCATTTGTATCTCTAAAATGGATCACATCCCATTTATCACGCATTAAGCTCGTCTCACGGAACATGGAATCTATTCGAGGTGCTGAATTACCTGTCCAAAATGCTAAGTGATTACATAAAGCCTGGTCGCTTCCAGAATGATCACCATTCATTACGTTTCCATTGAATAATGATCGGATTTTGTCACCATTTTTGCTTCGGAACATTTTCTCCCATAAAGCTTCGTTCGAAATTTTAATTTCATCTTTCTCAAATTCGGCTAAATTTACACGCCCTTGAATGTCGCTATCATCAAAATACTGTTCAAACACTTCTGCGAGTTCATCCGTACGATCGTACACATCATTGGAATTTTCACGGTTACCAGTGAATGTGAAGAATCGGCCGTATGAGTAAATTTCTAAACCGTGTTTTGTATTTTTCCTTCCTGTACCTAAAACAGATTGTGGAAGGCTACCTTTGATGATGATGTGGATGCCTTTCATAGATGGTGAAAACTCTGTATAGCTGTCTAATGTATCGATAATCTCTGTTGCAAAAGCATTTGTTTTCCCGTCCGTAACACACTTATCAATATCAATTCCTATATAGTTGTCTTGCCTACTGAATACAAACCCTATGCCATCATAATCACCTTCTAAGTAGAATTTGACCGCTGTTGCAAATGTTGACCAGGTACGTCTGTTATTCGCTTGAGCCATTTCACCAGTTACCTGACACGGAACTTTTGTCTGCTTACCATTTCGCGTTTCGAACTTCCACAAGATCCATTGGGGAAGAGCTTTTAATTCCGCAGGAATTTCATTAAAATTGTATGGATTCTTTTTCATTTTGCCCTCCTATTAGCCTTTTAGAGTATAAAAAAGAGAAGTCGGTTACAACCAACCTCTCTATTTAGTTAGTTAGAACGGTAACATTTCATCACCGACTGTTACTGTTGGACCACTTGTTATCGGATTCACTTCCGACACATCATAATACTTTGCTTTGGCTGCCGTACGTTTTTGTTTTTGACCATCAACAACCTTGTCGTATTCTTCATGTTTTACTGTGATTTGTAGGTTCTTATTGATAAGTTGTTTACCCATGTCCTGTGGCGAATTAAATACATGATTATTACCAAATCCACATGCTTTCAATAGTGAGTTAACGATTTTCACTGATACCTCATGTTCGAATGTGAATGTGTTATAAAGAATTTTTGCCCCTTGATGATTTTGTGATACATCACTACGAATCTCGAAATCTACTGATAATTTATCTTTACCAGCTTGCGTTTTCCCTGCTTCCGCATTTGTAATAACTGCTTCATATTTACCTTCGGCAACTAATTCAAAACCTGTATTTACGTTTGTTTCATCGAATTTAAAGAATGACATTATTTATTTCCCCCTTGTTTTTCTGGTACATAACCAATTTTAAAAATATCTTCATGAGCGCAAGCCTTACGTTTATCAAGTTGATTCTTTGCGAATGTGTAATTTGTGGGTTCTAAAACAAACCCATAATTTTTTGTTTCTTCATTGATAACTGACCTTGCAACAACTTGGCATAGACCCATAAAGTTGTTTAGAATTTTGATTCGAATATCAGGGTAAGCACGATTAACAGCTTGTCCACTAGGTAAATCCCATTTATCAGTGGTTTCCCATGCCGTAAATACAACACGCTTTCCTAACGTTTGTATAAAACGAACACTATCGATTATGAAAAAATCAATTTGTTGGTAATTTGCTTGTGAAGGAACACGATTGTTATTCCCCTCTCTACCTAAGTTTGCAAGCATGGATCTAGTTAACTCTGAAATGTTATCGAAAAAAATCGTATCGTATTGCGATAAATCAAATGTGGATAAATCTTTCAAAAGAGTATTCCAATTCGTCCAAGCTTCATACGCATCAAATTTAGCAATATCAATACTCAGGTTACCTGATAATGGAGCTTGTGTTTTATCGATTGGAATATAAAGTGTCTTGCCTTCTAAATAATTCGCTGTAGATGTTTTACGCATTCCTGGATTACCATAAATTAAATATGTTGAATTATCCGTTGTAATGCTAGAAGCATTTGTGATTTCCAATTGATTCACTCCTTGTCCATGCTTTTTAGAATGAAAATAGAAACTTCAAGGTCTTGAATCTCACTTTCAGCGTCCTGAATGTATTTTTCAACAATAGGCTTTCTTTCTATTAACCTTTCTAATTTGCGGTGATAATCGTTTAATTTTCCTTGTGCCACACCCAACTCCTTTTCCAGCGCTTTAATCCCAGCGTTCAAAACGGCATCACCTCTTTTCGATGGCTGGCTTCATATATTTCCATAAGATCCTGTAATCCATGTTCATAAGCAGCAGCCATTGATGAAGCATGTGGCTCATCACTATGTTTATATCGTTCTATTAAATTCATAGTGATTTGAATTTTAGATTCAATTTTTTCTTGCAACATCCAATCTTGCAAATTCACTTCATTCACCCGCTACTTTCTTTATAGAATGGGACTCTACATATTGTTTGATACATTCTGTGTCGTCGTGTATGGAATCGCCATCCATATCTCGGTACTCTTCACCGCAATAGATTTCTTTCCCACAACTTTGACAATGTTCCATAACATCAATTACTATTGAATCATGAGGATTCCCTATGACCTGGTCAAGAAAAA